GTTCACAATGCCTTGTAAATCAATGATTTTATCGCAAATAAGGTTTTGAACCTGATGAGCGATTTCG